AAGAAGGGTCATGTTGCGACTTTGGACATTAATGTGCTTCTATTGAAACACTCACCGAATAAATTTGAGACATTTGAGGATGAGATACAGTATATTATCAGTCATAATCGAAGAAATAACTTTATTAAGAACCTTGCACTCGATTTAACTGGTAACACTTTGATACTATACAGTCGTGTTGAAGCACACGGACAACCATTATTTGATCTCATAAATAGTAGTAAGACTAATAATCGTCAAGTCTTCTTTGTACACGGTGGTGTGGATACCGATGATAGGGAAAATGTTCGAGCAATCACCGAACGTGAAAACAATGCTATAATCGTTGCATCATATGGAACTTTCTCCACAGGAATTAACATTAAAAACTTACACAACGTTATATTTGCTAGTCCTTCTAAATCAAGAATTCGGAATCTTCAGTCTATTGGAAGAGTTTTAAGAAAAGGAGATCGTAAACTTAAAGCTACATTATATGATATTGCTGACGATATAAGTTATAATAAGAGAAAGAATTATACACTTAACCACTTGATTGAAAGAATTAAAATCTACAATCAAGAAAACTTTAATTATGATATTGTAAACATACCTTTAAAAAACTGATGGGAGAAGAATTCATTGCTGTTATTAAATTAGTGTCAGGGGAAGAGATCCTCGCATCAGTTTGTATTGACGAAACTGGAGATGAACCAATTATAATTGCTCATCATCCTGTAATCATGAAAATGATTAACAATGGAATGTATGTCAAGATTAAACCTTGGATGGAACTTGCAGATGATGATATGTTTATTTTTCGACCCGATAAAATTATTACTATGACTGAGATAAAAGATAAAAAAGTTACTAAGATATATGAACAGTATATGCAAGACGAAAATGAAGATTTTAATTTAAATAAACTTTCATCATCGGGTGGTGAAGTTAAACCTGATGAAAAAATGGGATATGTCTCCAGTGTCGAAGATGCTCGTAAGAAACTTGAAGAGATCTGGAAGAAACCCTTTAATACTAATAAAGAAACTTAATATGTTCCTTTGAACCTCTACAAGGTTATTGTACACATATTTCAAGGACTTGTCAAGTATCTAAAATATGTTATAATAAATGTTAGTTAAGACAAACAAAACAAATGCCTAGAAAGAAGTCTGAACACTATGTAAATAATAAGGAGTTACTAGAAGCATTGATTGTTTATAGAGCAAAGGTAGCTGACGCAAAAGAGAATGATTTACCTAAACCAAGAATTACGAATTATCTTGGAGAGTGTTTTCTTAAAATAGCAACTCACCTATCATATAAACCAAACTTTGTGAATTATATGTTCCGTGACGATATGATATCAGATGGAATCGAGAATTGTGTTCAATACATTCATAATTTCGATCCAGAGAAGTCTCGCAACCCTTTTGCATACTTTACCCAGATAATACACTATGCCTTTCTAAGACGCATACAGAAGGAGAAGAAGCAATTAGATATTAAAACTAAGATCATTGAGAGAAGTGGTTTTGATGAAGTAATGAACGTTGATGATAATGCAATGTCAGGTAGTAGTTCTGATTACAACACAATTAAAGATAATATTCAATACAAATCAAATAATAGATGAAGATAGCAATTATAACTGATACTCATTTCGGTGCTAGAAAAGGTTCTAAACATCTTCATGAGTATTTTGAAAAGTTTTATACTGATATATTTTTTCCTGCTTTAGAAGAGAATAAGATAGATACTGTCATTCATATGGGTGATATATTTGATGGTCGTAAATCAATTGATTACTATAGTTTACAATGGTCAAAAAGAGTTGTATTTGAACCATTAAAAAAATATAAGGTATATGCAATAGCAGGTAATCATGATTGTTACTATAAGAATACAAATGAAATTAACTCACCAGAGTTGTTATTACAGGATTATCCAAATATAATTACACATTCAAAGGCAACTGAGATTGAAGTAGATGGGTTAAGCATTCTTCTTTTACCTTGGATCAATGTTGAAAACTATGACGAAACTAAAAAAATAATAGATGAGTCCACCAGTAGAGTGGTAATGGGGCATTTAGAGATTAATGGATTTAGAGCTACTCGTGGACATATGATGGAAAGTGGTATGGATACTAGTGTCTTTGATAAGTTTGATGCAGTATACTCAGGTCATTTCCATACAAGATCTACAAATGGAAAGATACATTATCTTGGTAATCCATATGAAATGTTTTGGAATGATGTAAATGATACTAGGGGGTTTCACTTTTTTGATACCGAAACTTGTATTCATACTTCAGTCAATAATCCATATCAACTATTTCATAACATTTATTATGAGGATACTCCATATCAATTATTTGATGCAACTTCATATAAAAGTAAGATAGTCAAGGTTATTGTTCGTAAAAAATCAAATCCAAAAGAGTTTGAAAAATTTATTGATAAGTTGTATAGTGCAGGTGTTGAAGACCTTAAAATTATTGAAAACTTTGATATACAGGTTGGAGATGAGTTTGATGTTGATGAAGATGAGAATACACTTTCAATTTTGAATAGATATATTGATGATAGTGATTTTGAATACGATAAAAATATTATTAAAAATATATTTAAAGATCTTTATAGACAAGCCTGCGAGGTAGAGTAGTGTATCTACTTACATTAAAAACTAGAAAAGACGATGGTGCTTATGCTGTGCAAGATAAGCATGGTGATAAAGTGCTGTTTCTTTTTGAGGAAAGTGATGATGCTGAGAGATATGCTATGATGCTAGAAGATGATGAACAATATGAAAAAGAGATGGCAGTTGTAGAAGTTGACGATGAGCTTGCCATAAAGACCTGTAGGATGTATAATTACAAATATACTGTGATTACACCCGACGATTTCGTAATACCCCCTCAAAATGATAACGTTTCAAAAGATTAGATGGAAAAACTTCCTGTCAACAGGAGACCATTGGAGTGAGATAGATTTTCAAGGACATACTACTAACCTAGTTGTAGGAACAAATGGTTCTGGAAAATCGACTATGTTGGATGCCTTGACATTTGGATTATTTAATAAACCATTCCGTAAGATTAATAAATCCCAACTGATAAACGCAACCAATGAAAAAGATTGTGTCGTAGAAGTAGAATTTACTGTCAATAACAAAGATTATCTTGTTAGAAGATCTATTAAACCAAATAAGTTTGACATTGAAGTTAATGGAACCTTATTGCATAAGGAATCAGATGATAGATTAAATCAAAAGAAATTAGAAGAAAGTATATTAAAGGTAAACTATAAGTCATTTACTCAGATTGTTATATTAGGAAGTAGTAGTTTTGTTCCTTTTATGCAATTGTCTACAAGTAATCGTAGAGATGTGATAGAAGACTTATTAGATATTCGTATCTTCTCTGCAATGAATACCTTAATTAAAGAAAAGATTCGCACAGAGAAAGAAAAGATAAGATCTTTAGATTTGAAGAGAGATAATATCAAGGATAAAATATCAATGCAAGAGAATTTTATCAAAGAGTTAGAGGAACAGGGAAAGAATAACATCACTGAGAATGAAAAGAAAAGAGATAAGTTAGGTGATGAGGTTTGTGTTCTTATTATGCAAACTGAAGGATTGGAAGATGATGTATATGGACTCACTGAGGAACAAAAGAAACTTACTGGTGCAGGTGAAAAGTTATTAAAACTTAATACACTTAAAGGAAAATTATCCAATAAGGTATCAACTCTTACCAAAGAGCACAAATTCTTCACTAAAAATAGGGTTTGCCCTACTTGTACACAGGATATAGAAGAAGAGTTTCGCTTAAATAAGATCGGTGACGTTGAAGAAAAGGCATCAGAACTCAAAAAAGGATACGAAGAACTAGAAAGTAGTATCAAATCTGAGCAAGAACGAGAACGTCAGTTTAACAAATTAACACAGGAGATTTCTAAACTCAACAATGGCATTTCTAAAAACAATACTCAAATTTCAGGTTTTCAACGACAAATCAGAGATTTGGAATCAGAAGCTAAAAGATTTACCGAACAACTTGCGAATAGAAGTACTGAAAATGAAAAACTAATAGAGTTTAATTCAAGTCTCCAAACAACATTAGAAGAATCATCCGATAGAAGAGAAGAGGTCGTGTATCATGACTTTGCGTATTCTCTTTTAAAGGACGATGGTGTAAAGACTAAAATAATCAAAAAATATTTACCTTTTATAAACCAACAGGTAAATAGATACTTACAATTAATGGATTTTTATATTAACTTCACATTAAATGAGGAGTTTATTGAAACTGTAAGATCACCAATACACGAAGATTTTTCATACTCATCATTTAGTGAGGGTGAGAAGATGCGTATTGACTTAGCACTTTTGTTTACTTGGAGAGAAGTTGCTAGAGTTAAAAACTCAGTAAATACAAATCTTTTGATTATGGATGAGATATTTGATAGTTCTCTTGATGGATTTGGTACAGATGAATTTTTGAAAATTATTCGATTCGTAATCAAAGATGCGAATGTATTTGTCATATCTCACAAAACGGAACTACACGATAAGTTCAATAGTGTGATTAAATTTGATAAAGTAAAGGGATTCAGTCGAATCGTTTCGTGACCAGTTGATAAAGTGTCCACTCAACCCTACCAACCATAGGGTTAGGTTGTATACTGGATATATCAGATAAGAAACCACCATGCAAATCAAACACGAAGTTAAAGGACAACTTGCTAGATTACTTGCAACAGAAGATTTAATTGTAGAACATAGATCAGTTGATACTGCATCATTCAATGTAGGAACTCGTGTATTAACACTTCCAACTTGGGACAATGCAGGAGAAGAAGTTTATGATACATTAGTTTGTCACGAAGTTGGTCACGCACTTTATACTCCAGATCAAGAGTGGTGGTTAGATAATGAGATATCACACTCAATCGTGAACATTGTAGAAGATGCACGTATTGAGAAGTTAATGAAGAGAAGATATGGTGGTTTATCTAAAACCTTCTTCAAAGGTTACTCTAGTCTCTCAGAAGAGGACTTCTTTCAATTAGATGGTAAAGATCTTACTAAGTTCAATCTTGCTGATAGAATCAATTTATACTACAAGGTTGGTAATTTTACTGATATTCCTTTCTTTAGTAATGAAGAAACATTTTTGATGAATCGCACTGGTCTTACTGAAACATTTGAAGATGTTATAGAAGTTGCTAAGTTAATCTTTGAATATTGTAAAGCAGAAGCAGAAAAGAAAAGACAAGAAGCAGAAAAGCAAAAGGCAGATACAGAGTCAGAGGGTTCACTTGAAAACAATACCACATCAGGTCAATCTAATTCTACTGAACCTTCTATGGAGGAAGATGGAAATGATGGTGAAGATGGTGGAGAGCAAGAGATGCAAGTTACAGAATCAAACTCTGGATCATCTGGTAGCACTGGTGGTATTCAAGGTGGAGAAGAATGTGGTGAGATTGAAGCAGAGACAGATGAAATGTTCACAAACTCACTTAAAGAATTATCTAATCTTACTAGTAACGAAACCAGTTATATTGAAGTACCACAAGTCAATCTAAAACAATTTATTATTGACAATCAAAAGATTCATAATGATATGGTTACTGAATGGGAGGGAGAGGAGAAAAAATGGAGAGAAGATTATTTAGAAAGACTTGCAAAGAATCCCAACATTGCAAAATTATACGAAGATACTCGTAATGGAGATGTATTTAATCCAATGAATATATTTGAAAGAGTTGATGCAGAATTTGTTCAATTCAAAAAAGATGCACAAAAGGAGGTAAACTATCTTGTCAAAGAATTCGAGTGTAGAAAATCAGCAGCAGCATATGCTCGTGCTACTACTAGTCGTACTGGTATTCTCAATACAACTCTACTACACACTTATAAATTTAATGAAGACTTGTTCAAAAAGGTCTCAGTAATACCTGATGGTAAAAATCATGGTCTTGTATTTTTACTTGATTGGTCAGGTTCAATGCATAATGTATTGATGGATACTATTAAGCAGTTATTTAATCTTGTATGGTTCTGTAAAAAAGTAAATATACCCTTTGAGGTTTATGCTTTTACAAACAATTATCCAACACCAAATCGTGGAGTGATTGAGCAGAAAAATCTTATGTTACATATGGATAATCAATTCTCTTTAATGAATTTACTCACAAGTAAAACAAGAGCAAAGGATATGAATAATCAGATGAGAAACATTTTTAGATTAGGACAATACTTTGATCGTCGTGGTGCATACTACAATTGCCCAATTGGTATGAATCTATCAGGAACACCTTTAAATGAAGCAATGGTTTGCTTACATCAAATACTTCCTCAGTTCCAAAAAGAGAATGGTCTTGAGAAAGTTCAATGTGTTGTGTTAACTGATGGAGAATCTCAAGCAATCAGATACAATCGTGAAATAGTAAGAGATTGGGAATCAACTCCATATATGGGTACATCATATCTAAATGGTAATTGTTATCTTCGTAATCGTAAGACAGGTTATGTTTATGCGTGTAAAGAAGATATGGGATACTATGGAGATATTACAGATATGTTACTTGAGGATTTACGTCAATCTTTTCCAGACACAAACTTCATAGGTATTAGATTACTTCCCAATGGTTGGGCAAGTTCTTTTATTCGCAAGTATGAAACTGATGATGTTAAGTATCAGCAAGATTTGAATCACTGGAAAAAGCATAAGTCAATCTCACTCAAAGGTTCTGGATACCATGTGTACTTTGGATTATCATCTACTGCAATTGGTAATGATACTGATTTTGAAGTACAGGAAGATGCTACTAAAGCTCAAATCAAAAAAGCATTTAACAAGAGTCTTAAAGGTAAAAAGATGAATAAAAAGATTCTTTCCGAGTTTATAGAGTTGGTTGCGTGACAATTAACAAAGTGTCCACTAGGGGGTTACGACCCCCTTTTTTAATGTTATTATTAGTATATAAATAAATCACCACATCATGACTCACATACCATTTACAATCAAAATGACTACCGAAGAAATTGTTTCAAAATTGAAAGCATCCTTCGGAACAGAGTTTACAGCAACTGACATTAAAGCATTCTGTGCTATGAATGACATTGGATATGCAACAGTAACAAAGAGACTAAAGAATTTTAAAACAGAAAAGGGAAAGTGGAATCTTAAAGTTACAACTGCAGCAGTTAAAAACATTGAAAAATCTTTTAGTTCACCTGCAGTTCTCCCACAAGTAGAACAAAACTTAATTCCTGAGAAAGATTCCACATTTGTAAAGTTTGGAAATTTCCCAGATATTAAAAAGATTATTGCTTCTAAGTTATTCTATCCTACTTTCGTTACTGGTCTATCAGGTAATGGTAAGACATTTGGTATTGAGCAAGTGTGTGCCCAACTAGGAAGGGAGTTAATCCGTGTCAACATCACCATCGAAACAGACGAAGACGATCTTATTGGTGGGTTTCGTCTTGTTAATGGCAATACTGTTTGGCACAACGGACCTGTGGTTGAAGCTTTGGAAAGGGGAGCTATCCTACTTCTAGATGAGATTGATCTAGCATCAAACAAGATACTTTGTCTACAACCAGTGCTTGAAGGTAAAGGTTTATTCCTTAAGAAGATTGGTAGATTTGTTCAACCTAAAGCAGGTTTCAACGTTGTTGCAACAGCAAATACAAAAGGTAAAGGATCTGATGATGGTAGATTCATTGGTACTAATGTATTGAATGAAGCATTCTTAGAAAGATTTCCTGTAACCTTTGAGCAAGCATATCCTGCACCTGCTCACGAGACAAAGATACTTAACAATGTTGCATCAACATTAGGTGTTAATGATACAGAGTTTTGTAAAAGACTTGTAGATTGGGCAGACATCATTCGTAAGACATTCTATGATGGTGGTATCGAAGAGATTATTTCTACTCGTAGATTAGTACACATACTTCGTGCATTTGCTATCTTTAAGAATAAAGAGAATGCAATTAAGGTTTGCATCAATCGTTTTGATGATGAAACAAAGCAGTCATTCTTGGAATTATATGATAAAGTAGATGCAGACTTTGAGATTACAAAAGATGAAACACCTGTGGGATAATTACAAAAGCACTCTGTTCTCTATGTTCCCTGATTTGGAATATAGAGAAACATGGGCAGATTGGGAAAGTAAAGGCACTTCATTAATTGCTAAGACCTACTCAAATGATTATTTTATCAAGTCGAGAGAGGTTGATATATGGAGTGATAAATCTTCTATCTACAACAATATCATCTATCCAAAGACAGGTAGCAATCTTCCTTGTTTTGGTATGGACTTGATGGGATTCTTTGAAAAGAAAATAATTATTGTATTTGATTTTCAACACCCAAAAGAAAAATATCCTTTCTCCGTTGATGGTTTACCAAAGAGTGAAGGAGACTATCGTTTCTTTGAACCTGGTAATCATTTCTCAGATAACATCTACATTGCAAAATGCACTGCTGATGAGGTTGATGAACATCTTGAAATGTTTACAACATACTTGACAAAGTACAAGGAGATGATAGAATTAGAGAAACCTACTGGAAAAGATACCAGTGAATATAAAGACTTTGACGCATATATGACTAAACTTGATCCTGTAGCAGGATATCTGTCAGGTAAGTTTGGAAAAGAAAAAGCAGAGAGTCTAGTAAATGATTTTCTTTTTACTTATGGATAAATCAAAAGGAAGGTGGGGAGGAAGTCCACGACAAGAGTTTGTAGAAGATGATGGTCTTGATTATGAAGTTAATTATTATGGGGACTACATGGCAGATGTAGATGACCAAAGAGCACATCATTTTTCAACACAATTAACAGAAGAAAAAATGGATTACGAACCACGACCAAATAATCAATACAAGTATCATGAAGAAGAGATTCTAAAAGATATTGAAGAATATGTTTCTAGAACGTATAATGGTCATTATACTGGAACAAAACATGAGTTCCGTAAAGTACAAACGATTGACTTAATGGCAGCAAGAGATATTGCAGCACAGTTTTGTCAAGCAAATATCTTAAAATATGGAAGTCGATATGGTAGTAAGAATGGTAGAAATAAAAATGACTTGCTAAAAGTCATACACTATGCTATGCTACTATTACATTTTGATGGGCACTATGGCGAACCATCAATGCCTTCTGGCAACTTTGATCAAATGCCTTAACACATAATGAATTTAAAAGAAAGAACTATGAAATTATCTGACAGCACACTGACTGTTCTTAAAAACTTTGCAGGTATTAACAATTCAATCCTTGTTAAAGAAGGCAATAAATTGAGAACAATATCTGTTGCTAAGAATATTCTTGCAGAAGCAAATATTACAGAAGAATTTCCTCGTGATGTTGCAATCTATGATCTTAATCAATTTCTTAACGGTCTTGGATTACACTCAGATCCTGATTTAGATTTTAGTCCAGATTCATATATTACAATCAAAGAAGGAAAGAGAAGAGTAAAATATTTTTACGCAGATCCACAGGTAATTATTGCACCACCTGAGAAAGAGATTACACTTCCTACTGAAGATGTATGTTTTCAATTAGAGAGTTCTTCATTAGATAAACTTTTAAAAGCAGCAGCAGTATATCAATTGCCTGATCTATCTGCGATTGGTGAAGCAGGTGTTGTTAAGTTAGTTGTAAGAGATAAAAAGAATGATACATCTAATGA